TGCTCGAAGGGCTTCCAGCTCTTCAATCAAGGACCATATTCTAACAAAAGACAGTGTACCAATAAGGTCGCGAGTAGGAGACCAATCATCGTTAATTAAACGAAGGATTAAATCTTCATACATCGTTGATAGACAGTCGGATACCAACCCGTCTGTTTCTCGACGTAATGTACGATACCTCTCACTTAATATATCAGTCTCACTCGAAACTACATTATCTAAAAACCTAACAGCAGTTGCTGAAGGAATATAGAATGAGATATTTCCCGGTAGTTTATTTAACATAATCTGCCGTTCAATATCTTTATAGATTTTAGTGAGTCTTGTGGATAAAGTTTCTACATATAATTGTAGGAATTCATGACACAGAGATATATCAACCCTATGATTTTTATTGAACATATTAGTATCGCGGTTAATCGCCGCCACTAATTGAGCAACAGTAAAAGTATTATCCCCACGGATCAAACCGCGGAATAGTATATTCACAATCATAGGAAATCTATTAGGAGGGATTCGTCCCTCTGTTATAGATTTTCTTAATTCAATATTCTCTTTATGCGAAAGCATAGGAGATATCGAGCTAAGGATATTTCCTTTTTCTATTAATCCTCTCCGCATTAACCTCGACATGAATTCTAATCTTTTACTAAGATTAAAATTGACATTCGTTAAGTGTGAATGTGCCGAACATGAAAGTATTTCTTTGAGACTAACTGGTGAAAGATTTACATCTTTCAACATATCTTGAGACGCAAACTGGAAAAATCCTGTTTGAGAAACAAAACTTTTAGCTAATCCAATAGGAACATTTTTATATTCACACACTTGAAGATAGGCTTTAGCTACATCTTCGTCGGCGATAACAATATCGTCTCCTAAGACTAGATAATCCCTAAATTCTCGAATCCCACAAAGGCAAGCAGCGAGATAGACTAAATAGTGTTGCACTACTGCAAGAGAAGCCCAAGAGCTTAATGCTCCCATGGGTTGTCCTCTACCATATTCAACGGTTTCTGGATCATTACAATCAAGAGGACCTGGAACTCTATATCGACGAGAAGTTAACAATCCTAACCAATGGAAAGTTATTTCTTCTCCTAAAAATTCTTCAAATGCTTCAAAATAAAGAGCATGAGGGATCATATCAGTAGCAGATTTAAGGTCATAAGAAGCTAAGAAAGAGTAATTTCTTAAAGAAAATTCTCTTACTTTACCTTCCTGATCAAAAGTCGCATCTGAAGGATGTTCCTTAAGAATTTGAAACAATGCATTATGCATTGGCCGAAGGAGAGATTGAGTCCAATAATCAACGATAGCAAAAACCCGTACTTTACCAGCTGATTCAAACCTAAGAGAAAGTTTCCCAAGATGGAGAACTTTAATTAAGTTTTGGAAGAAAGTTTTCCATAGTTCAGAAAGTGGAACTTGACAAACTTCATGGAAATAAGTATTTCCTGGAAGTGCGGCAAATTCCGGATTTTCTAAAGCTTGTTCGAGACTCATACCATTACATAATGGATGAACTCTATAAGCTGTACGAATATCCATAAAAACTGAATTTTTGTATAAACCTCCTGTCCAAGATCTAATTAAATTCTCAAAGTCAGTTAATAATAATTCTTCTTTCATATCATCAGCATCAATACCATCATCTCTTCCAAATAATCCAAACATTATATTGTTAGGTTTATTAGTAAGGAAGGTGGCTCGATCATAATGATTTGATAAAGATTTTTCGATATCTTCACAGATATCAAAAATCCATTTGATGAATTTATCTGCATCAACTTTGAAATTATTTTCAATGTCTCGTTCTTCTACTAATCGTAAATATTCACAAAAATAATTGAGAATATCACCGTTAGCACGAAGGGCTAAAGCATCCAAAATAATACCCAAAGAGGAGAATCTACTGTTAGGTGAAGCAGCATATATAAGTTTAAAGGCATCAAAAGAAGGTGTAAGGGAATAACGTAATCCATTTGGATTAAAGTTATACCAGAACCCCATTTTGAACTTCATTAATTGGAGAACATTGACGTTTACGTTTCGAAGACGAGATAAAACCTGGGATGTTGATTCCCCGGAAGTTATAACGTTTTCAAACTTATCACTGATGACTCCTGAAGGTTGCCAATTCGGATATTGATATAATGTTTTTGTGATAGAACTAGTGGAAAAAGGTTTATATGTTCCTTTAAATCCTTTATAGGATGAAAAGAGAGATACGATTACTCGTATGTAAAAACTGTTTCCTTCTCGAATTAAATTTCGTAGAGGAACTGGAATTACCTTAGGTAATCCATGCACAAGTCGTACACGGATTCCTAACTCTTGGGTACTCTTTAATGGAGTCCCAGAACAATAATTTAGTACTACAATAACTATCGTCTTATAAAGCAGGATGGTATCATTGATACCTCTACTTTTAAAACGACGGTCTAAACGACCTGCCATCTCTTTGATGAACAGATCACGACTAGATAATCTAGTACGCCCAAACCAACATACTATATCTCTATAATATGAAGGTAGGAAGCTTTTAAAATTTCTTTTAAAAGTGATCATCGATTCCTGGATTTTCCATCCACGAAAACAATTAAACATCTGTGACCTTCTAAACCCACTTGGGTTAAAGGGGGTGTCAAGACCCTCGTGGGATAATTCAGAGATTTCCTCTAGAATATCCTCTCGGGAGTTTGACGGTGTTGAGAAGACTGTACAGTCTCTCTCGTTACTTAAGATTGACTTTAATAATTCATGATACTCCTTATTTGTTAAAAATAAGAGTGCATCTGGATTATTGACATCACGTAAAACGTAACGTCCAGAACAGACTGACCAATTTTTACTTATCCAAGTAAAATGATCAAGATCTGTTTTGTGTTTTCTTAACCTTCGAGTAGAAGAGTGAAAGCTTCGAATTCCGAAAGGAAGGACAAGTAAAAGTGTAATCATGGCGTTTTTTTTAGTAAAACGGGGATTTGAGGAAAATAAATCCTACTTACCCACATACTCCCTAAGATTAATGATATTCAACAATCTTACAGTAGTATGACTAATAAGTATGTATCCTATCACCATCAATCATGGTTGATAGCTTATGAACAACGTCCATCTAAGTATCAAATCCTTTTGTTAGAAATTATATGTAAGATCCATAAAAATCTTATATATAAGATCA